AACACAGTCCGACCGGATTCAATGCCCGCTCGTTATTGTCGGCACCAATTGGATAGCTTTGACTTGCCAAACACGCGCACGCGCCCACAGAGTTGTTGAAATAAAGAGAGGATATTGGATTCAACACAATTGAATTGAGTAGGATGGAATAGTCACACAAACAGTCCAGTCCAGCACACAAATACGCTTGACAATCCGTGGTTAAGGGCGTTTGAGTCAAACAAGTCTCGGCTTCACTGGAGCCATTGGCTTGCTGTTCATCGTATATTGTGGGTGCTAAAAGGCGTGGAACCCCGACCGGGGCCACCGTTGCGAGACCTGGCGTCGTCCATCCAATTGTCGCATACCACTCAAGCCAATCCGGCAAGGGATCTTGCGTCCCCAGAAGTCCTAAATAAATCATGGAGATCGCGGAAAAGGCTTCAATTGGTTGAGTCCAGTAATACGAAGTCACAAACGTCAGAGTCTCCCCCGTCCACACTAAATTATTGGCGGGTACATGCGACGGATCTCCTTTTAAAAGAATCTCGGGTGGCGCCGAACCGCTATCCGGGCTCATGACCATAGTCGCTCCACTCTGAATATGCGCAAGTGTCGCATCTTGAAAGAAATTGCGTGCAAATTGCTGGATCGTCCCCCCTTGGTCATTCAACAAATCCAAATGCATAAACAAGTCACAATACAAATCGAAATAATACGTGTTCGTTGTACGATCATACCGGATGCGTGGATATCGGAAGTACGACTCGGCATTGGTCACGACGGATTGGCTAGTTGTTGTCAATTCATGTTCCACCGTACTGACCACGGTTGGTGCAATTAAGGTATACGCGGCAAGGTATTGTGTAAAATAGTCGCGCAAGTACTCGGCCGCGCCGTAGGGTCCATTGGAGCCTGTGGGTAATAAGTGACCACTTACACTGTACCACCGATCGGAATCACTCAACGCCGATATGTTGGATGCATAGAGCCCGCGGTACAGAATGGCCGCAGTGTATTCCAAAAACCCAAGTGTACGCATGTCGGATGTGAGGAGACTGTCCGTCAATGGACTCGTCAAACTCAGTGGTGTACCAGGTTTGTTCTGCCCCCACAAACTGACTAGCGAGTCCTGGAACGTCATGTCTGCGATCAAGAGGGAGACCGGGTTGCCCGTGGATTGGGTGACTAACTTTGTGTTGTAAAAGGCCAGACGAATAACAATGTCAGGGTGGTTGTCGTTGATGGGATATGCAAGGGAAGGCCATGTATTCGTGTTGGTAGGGCTGACAGCTTGGGCGGATCCACCGATATATGACCCAGTACCTTCCCCTAAGTCCTGTGTTTTTGTCCATGTCCATGGATTGTATGATACATCTGTGTCATAACAGCCGATCGTTTTGTAGTCCGATGATGTAAATCCACTGGTGGAATTGGCGGGTGTGACGTCGTCTGCGCTCAAACAGGTGGGCATGCGGGCCACCACGTTGAACGACTGAACATAATCACCATTGGACTGGGCAAAGAGTGGCCGGGGTCCACTTGTACCAGACCATTCGACGTTTGTGTAAAACCGGCGCACACTGGTGTCATCGACTGCATCCATCATGATCATGGCGTTGGCATCCGCCATGTCTTCCGGAGGGGGAGCACAGGTGGAATCGCCCGCAAATTGAATTTGGCTGGGTACATTGTAGGGGGCGGATGTGTTAAAAACAACCCCGCGCCGCGAAAGTAGTGTTTGATTCAATGGTTGAATGTATCCCGTGTACACCTGCCCAGAGTCGCCATAATTGTATTCAAATGTTGCGCCTGCCCATATTGTATCACCAGTTCCTTGTCCCCAGCAAACAGTTGGTTCCCCTTTTTGTAGATACATGGGTAAATATCCCGAGCTATCCACATTCTCCGCCTGAAGTCGCTGATAGCCGTCGCGGAAATTGGCGGATACAAAGTTGCGTGGCACTTCGCTGAATTCACCCATTTCCTCGTTGGCACCTCCAGAGGTTTCGTTATTCGATTTCGTACACACTTGCTGGGTCCCACCATTCGAGCAATCTCTTATTGTCAAGGCGTCGCCACCTCCCAAACATAGACATTGACTTTTTCCAAAGGCGGTACCATTTCCTTGAAACGTTATCATATTTTTAGCCACTGTATCTGTCAAACACCCTTTTGTCTGGTAGCCCATACTTGCACGATCATCATTTCCTGGTACAATATTTGCCGCGGAACAATCGAGTGGCACACTCAGACGACAGTTCAGTGATTTATCTTCCGAAGTTACGATACTAGTTGTCACTGTAAGATCCCTCCCATACAAGTCACCCGGCACGGTGGCGGTAAAGGCAAATTGTGTCCATGTGGTCATGCTTGGTGGATCGAAGGTTGTATCCCCACAGCTATCTACTTGGTAGCACGTGGAGCCGACGCCAAGTGTCGCGTTGGTTTGGAGAAATGGGACCGTAGAGGTGTACGAGACACTTTGCTCCGCAAGGACTTCTAATGTGGGGTCTTGTGTCACCCAGGAATTTGTTGGCACTGTACCATTAAAGAGTGAATACGTTGGAAACCCCTGGATGGACTCCTCCTGTGTACGGTCTTCCAGGGCAATGGTTTGAAGTGACATGTGATGGGTTTGCGTGCTGGAATTGTCATCAAAATAGCTACTGGGCACAATGTAATGCAATTTCGAATCCTCCGACGCATCATCCACCGTTAAATTGATGCCTTTTAAGCACGGCCAGCTACCATCATTGTGTGCAAAGGTCTCACCCGTTGCCGCAACTCCATCGTCTGCGTTTAAATTACCACCGATGCCATCGCAATACGATGTCATGGAGGATGGGTCTGTTTGTTTGTACACTTAGTCTTTTTTTGACTGGACGGTCCAAAATTCCCAGACAGAAAAATGGACTCCTATCAAAAACACTCGACGCATTCAAAACCTATTTGACTATGGGCGCGGGAGTCTCTATTTCTGACAATGTGTCCAGCGCCATGGCGGCCGCCAGCACAGAAGTTCTCAATCAAACGAACACTTCCTTTGATCAATCCGTCGGACAAGTGGAACTCATTGGACTCAACAATTGCGACATGTTTGTGGGTAAAGACTTGAATATCAGTCAGACATCCTCGCTGACCGCCGCGCTGTCCATCACCGCCAATGTCACAGACACGACCAATATCTCCAATGCGATTGCTCAAACTCTGGCACAGGAAGCCCAGAGTTCGGTGGGGACGATGGCGATTGGGTATGCAGGTGCATCAAACGTCGCGTCGTCCTTCGCGTCCATGAATACAAATATGGCCAATTATGTCACGCAGAGTGCCAAACAATCCACAAACAATGAACAATCATTCCAATGCAACAATTCCACCATTACAGTGGATGGCAGTTTCAACTTGTCACAAATGGAAACCTCCTCCACGTCTGGCGATATGAGCACCACCGTCACCAATTCCACCGACATCGCCAATGCCATCACCCAAAGTATCACCCAAAGCGCCAGTGCCTCCACAGGCCTCGACATGGCCAGTTTTGTCATTATTGTTATTGTGGTGGTTGTTGGTGTCGTCATCTTCAAAATTATGGAAACGCAAGCACGCAACAAAAGCACCACCGATCCCAAAGTCCAGAATTGTGTCATGGAATTGTCGATGCGTGAAGGAGGCAGCAAAGAGGGATTTATGACGGCGCAGGCGAGCTGTCCCACCTGCGTGGATCGGTGTATTCAAGTCAGCCAAGCGTCGCATTTGTACATCCACCTCGGATGGGTATTTGCCTGGTTGGCAGTACTTGCGTTGATTGCCATTACGATTGGTGTGTGGTATGGGTATGTGGGCACCCAGGGATGTCTCAACAACGACTCTTGTTCTTCCACCGCGTCCAGTTCGTGGGCTTCGGGGTGCTCCTGTGATATGGAGACAGTCTTGTACAATCCGACCGCAGAGTGCAAATCGCCCGTGTTGGAAACCCAGTCGGGTGTGGGACTCCCCATTAAATATCAATATCCTTTGCTGCATTCCATGACATCCAATTCAGGTACAAGTACTTCCTCCACGGTGGGCGCTGCATCTCTGCAAGGGATGGTCGTTGCCTCGTACAAAAAGGGACAAACAGAATACAATTCCAACAATGGTAATAATTTGTACACACTGCTTACCTATGAGAACTTATGGAATAATGGTAATACGGCGGTGCGTATTCAAACCATTTTTACCGCAGCGGCTACATACATTATGAACAATGGCAGCTATTTTGCGAATTTATACGCCGTCATTAACAATGCATACACTGACAACTTGACAGAGCGTGGTCACATACTGTTCAGGTACTTGAATCCATTGCGTCTTGAATTTGCAGATACCGCGGATACCTATTTGGAATCGCCCACAACTAATTCGACGAGTGACGTTACGAGCACGAAAGTGTACCCCGTTCCTGCTCCGTACCGCTACAATCGTGAAGACATCACGGCGGGTGGTGGCTCATGCTCCATTACAACGATGAACTATGCCACGATTGGTGGAGTTGCATTCACCAATGAAGCAGACACGGATAGTTCCTTTTGTGAGAACAACGCGACCATGCAGTACCCAACTGACGACGATGTGTGGACCTTTACAAATAATACCACAAACGAGGCGAAATCGTTTTCGGTGGATGACTTGATTACACTGCTCAACAGTGAATTCAACAATGTCGACCAGGATTATAGTTTTAAATCAAGTGATGGAAGTAGTTTTACGCCATTGGATGTGTATTGCCGATGGGCGGATTTGGCAGGGAATGAAGAATCGGAATTGGTCCTGGCGGATTATGGAATGATGCGGTTGCTGTATGCCGGCATTCTAAGCACACAACTCAATATGGCTGCGTCGCCCACCATGTGGGGTGTGAATACACTCTTCACAATTCCGAATTATACTACGTATGACTACGCCTTTGCGGCGGGGTATGTGTGGAATTCCATCACGTCATCCGATGATTGTTATACGACGACCAATGGCCCGTGTTCCGGACTTGAACAAGGTAACCTGCCCACTTCAGTTATAGTGGTGACGGCGGAGGATGCCGTCAACCAAGGCAGTTATGAAGTGACGACAGGTATGACGATGGCGACAATCAATGCAAGTTCCGCGTTGTCTGGGCAAGGGTACACTCTGAGCAGTAAAGGTATGGGGTATTGCCGGAATCAATTCTTGAATGAAAATACCTTAATTATGCTGTGGATCGTGTTTGCGTTTTGGTTTCTGTTATTTCCAGGATATGTTCTTATTCGGGCATATGTGGGCGAATCGCAGTCCACTGCAACAGGGCGGGAAGCGGAATTACACACCACACGCCAACAGGGCGAGGCTGCAAGTGATTCAACGTCTGGCAACTACACAACCCAAAAGAAGTCAACTCAATATTATTTAGACACGAGTGCACCCAACCCGTTTAAAGCATGTTCCAAAACTGGATCTGGGAAAGCGTATCCCAATGTGCAAGCCTGTCGTGTGGCCTTTGAAACGAAATAAATCCAACGATCCACATTCAATGCTATTTTTTTTGGTGTAGTTGACTGGGTTGAATCATACAAAACGAATTCATTTTCGGGTAATACACTAAAGAAGAAGGACATATCACTCACATGGGATGGATTCGCACATTGAAAGGTCTTTTTTCCACAGCACATGCAACGTTGATGCGTGTTCCCACCTTGTTCAAAAAGAAAGTCATTCGGAGCAAACACCTCCGCACGGTCCTCGCTGCACAGTTGGGCCGCATTTTAACCTCGCTCCTTGAACTACATGTTCTTGCACTGACCTCGTTTTTCTTGAAACGGGTAACCCACTCGTTTCACACAGGTCATGTGTGGAGCGATTGTTGTGTGGAGTGGGCCATTGATATTACAGTTCCAGTCCTTTTCAGTCTTCAGATCCATGAACCATTTCGGGCATTGATTTGTTGGACATTTGAGCGACCACTACGGAGCCTTGCGCGCCGAATTCAATATATGCGCCCCAACGACCCGTACCAGTATTACCGTGTGAAATATCTGATATTATTACCCAGTTGTGTGTATGTGTGGTGTATATTGTGGGTGGTTCCGGTCAGTCGAGAATTGCTTCATCTGTGCATACTCCAAGCCATCATCATTCAAGGGTTGACGGATTTATGGCCCTTGCGGAAAGACCTGTGGATTTGCGCCACACAATCACGCGCGCGTCCACCTACCCAGATTCAATTATTAGTGCCCCCCACGTCCCACCATGCACCGGATCCCGGTATTGTGCCAACTAGTTCGGTTCATTTCCAAGGTTCCTCGGATCCTTTTGCCCGCGTCGTTGTTCACTCTCCACAAAAAAGAAGGGGAGAACACGACATTTGAATGGATGAATGGGTATTCACCTGATACAATGTCTTGAAGTGGCAACTTGGTTTGATGGTACTTTTTTGTTGTTGAGTTGAATGGTTGGAGAAAAAAAGATTATACAACCAAATTGTATGGGAGAAAGCAGTCAAATCATTCCATTTACAGGAAGCCGGCCGTCGACACCTGGGTGCTGGACATGACGTTGCCGCCGACACCCTGACCCACGTGGAGCGAGTTGTACGTGTCACCGTACACAATCACCTTCTGCGCCTTGTCGGTCGTGGCACCTGCGAACGCACTGGCCGCAGTCGTCTTGAGCAGAGTCGGGAAGTACATCGTCACCTTGGCGTTCGACCAGCGACTGGCCGCCTGCGCGGAACCCGTGATGGCCACCGTGCCGTCAGTCGAGTTCGTCGTGTTGGAGAACGGCGCAAAGTACACGTGCGAGTCACCAGTCGGCACGCAGGTGGCGTTGATGTACGTGAGCATCTTGTTGTAGAAGGCCGGGTGGGTCTTGACGTAGGCGTCGTTGCCGTTGATGGTGACCTGCATCTGCGGGGCAAGCACAGTGTATTCCTCCGTCAGCGGGTCCCACGTGCGGCCTGCGTTGTAGTGGTTGGCACCGAGCGCGTTACTTGACTGCGTCACCACGTACAAAGCCTCAATCGAGTTCACGAACGAACTGATGTCCACATCCAGAGACGCCTGGCTACCCGAAGAGGGCGTCACCGACGCGGAAGTGGCCTGGGAGATTACCATCGGGATGTCGTAGCCACCCTGGATCATGCTTGCGCGCTCCTCACCCTGAAGAAAGGCCATGCGGGCGCCAATCAGTACGGGGCACTTGGCATTGGTGACCTGTGTGGTGGTATTGCCGAGAAGCGCCGTCGTCAGAGCCCAACTGGCATCGTCCACAAGCGCCACCATGGGCCCCTTCTTCGTCTGGAAGTTGGTAGACGTGTCCTCTCCGTACCGGGCAACCGTGTACACGGTGGCGCTCGAGGCATTCAGGGACTGGTCCACCTCAAACGGAGCAGCATGGGTTGTAACCGAAGACGTTGAACCATCCAGGACAGCCTCCACCACCGAAATCTTACCCATGGCATTGGTGAACCCAGAAGGCATCTGGGACGCGTTACAGATCAGCTCGGACGCATGACGCATACTGAAGGCCAGGTCGACCTTGTGGAACTGCATGGCCGGGAGCGGCAGGTACGACTCGGTCGAGTTACAGTAAGAGAAGAGCAGCGGCACACACAGGAGCTGGAAGCGCATCGAGCGGCGCTTGAACTCAAGGTGCTTATTCAGGCGGATGGAGCCAAGGTCGGAACCACCGACCATCGCACCAAGGCGCTTTCCAGGCTGAGCATTGCACTCCGACCAGGCCGCCGCGCGAACACCGTGCTGCGTGTCAATGGATGCACCACCAATGGACGCCGAAGCACCGTTCTGGGCAAAGTAGCCGCAGTTGGGGGTCCAGTAGGGCTGACCCTCGTAGAAATGCACGAACGACGCCCCCGCGTCCGTCGGCCCAGAGCCGTCGTGTGCCACCCACTGGAAACTAGGGTCCGTCTCACTGATAACGCGTCCGCCATCCGCACCAGACGCCTTGAGCAGGGCCAGGCGGTAGTGATCGAAGATGTCCGGGTGGACAATCTCACAAATAGCACCACCAGACACTGGGGTACTGGCCGAAACGTCCGTCAGGTTCACGACATTCGCCAGACCGGGGAGCAGCATAAGCAGGAACGTCTGACCGCCGAGATCCGCAGTGCGCTCAAACTCCCATCCAAGGTTGCCGCTGCCAAGATTGCCGACTCCGGCGGTGGTGCCACTGGTAAATTGCTGCACAGTGTAGGCCTGGGCACTCTGCGTGTAACGGTCCGTGGAACCCTGGTAGATCGAGGCCGTCGGGTCCCGGTGCGGAAGTGACCCGCTGATGGTCTGGTTGGCATTCGAAAGAAGGGCGCTGGCTTGAGCGGTATTAGATCCAGTAGTGACCATAGTGAAAAGTTGGAAAGTAAGAGAGAAAAAGTTGCAAAGAGTGGTTTTTAGTAGCATGGGAAAAGTAGTACCAAATTTTGCATACACTCTTTTGTCCCGACAATCCATTAATCGTACAAGAAGCGTGCGTTTTAATTTTGGTTTAAACTTACCAAAAAATGATAGTTCTCAATAAACAATCAACCATGCCTCGAATTCCTCCACCAATTATTCTCATTCATCCATTAAATGAAAGTGATGACGATGACGATGATAATCATCTCATTCAAGGCGGACAGGGAGTCGAGAGTGAAACTGATGAAAGCGACGCCGAGATTGTAACAGACAGCGATGAAGAGGATATTCCAACCGAGGATGATACTCCTGGATCGTTAGAGGATTTTATTGTGGATGAGTCTGACGAGGAAGAAGAGGAGGAAGAGGAGGAGGAGGAGGAGGAAGAGGACGAGGATGAGGAGGAGGAGGAGGAAGACGAAGAGGATCCAGCAATAGACTCGGATGATTCGTACCATCCACCCGACACGGTGCACGTGAATATACCACCTGTGCCTGTACGTCGCAGTACACGTAAACGAAAAGCGCGTCAATTCTTTGAACCTGAAGTGAGTGACATTGAAGATAGTGACATTGAAGACAGTGACTTTAGTGAGTAAGTGTTTTATTTCTTGTGAAGATAGGATGCAGTGGACCATGCCGATAATTTGGGCGCAAACATGGCAATGTCACGCTTTCGTGGTCCTGGATTGACAGGGATCAGATTTGGATCTGGTCGATTCACGTCGGATCGTCCTAATTGCATGAGCACTTGTTGGGACGCCAACGGGACACTTCCATGCATCCGTGGTGCGGATTGCGCGGTCCATCGAATTTGCCGTTCGATGTTGGCCAAATGGTCGGGTGTTGTGGCCAGTGATTGCCGCATATAGGGCGACACCATTTGGTAGGTGGATGTGCTGGGCATTTGTGACGTGTTTTCTGTATGCAAAGAAAATTGTGTTTCAGGAGATCTATAAAATTGATACTTTGGATCGTGTACAGGAGATGCTTCGTGGGACAGGCGCACGGAGCGTAGATAGTCGAGACTTTCGGGATCGGACTCCACCTCCTCTTCCTCCACATGTAATCCAGCGGCTGGAATTTCCGTGGGTGAATGAATTGCGCGCATACAGGCCAGGACCAATGCAATCAACGCCATGAACACAATTGCAATTAGAAAAGGCCATGACCGAATGCTAAGAGCAACCAGTAATGCCAAAAGCAGAAGGACTTGGACGGAGTATCCAATTACTTGGGCCAGGTTTAGTTCAACTGCCATGTAGTGTTATTTTATGTTAATGGTTGGAAAAAAAGCCAAAGTGCGTTGAAATTTCACAAAAATAGGATCAATTCTCTCTGCTCTAGTATGGGGAGGGTTTGACAGTATAAGCAGTTTTCTTAAACTGTGCAAAGTCGACCCTCTCCCGAAAAAGTAGGTCGAGTTGTGTCCAGAGATGAGAAGTGGGTTGGAGAGTGGATACTAACGTGACTGAAAATATGGCTATTGGACAGGTTTGAAATGGACATTGGAAAAGACTGTGGGAAGAACGACAAGGGACGTAGGATGGGATTGACTGACTGAGTGTGACAAAAAAGTAGAGAAACATTGAACTAACGATCCATTGACTTGACTGACTGATTTGGGGAATTGCGCGTGTGAATGTGTGTATGACAGGTACGTAGGATACGAAGCTTAAGTTTAAACAGAAGTACACGACGAAGGACTTCAATGTAAGGCACGCATTGATTTCTTTTTGTTCCTGGATACATCTTGCGCACTAAGGTCCTGGGAGTTGGTCGGATTCTCATACATTCTGCGCAATGCGGCGGGCATATTCACGGCCGTTGCATTTGGAGGCGGCGGCGGCGGAGGTGGTGCAACCGGCGGGGGTGGGCGCTGCATTAAGGAGTTGTAGGCGTGCGCCAATTTGGTGTATTCGTCCCGGAGCTGAGTCGTACGAGTTCGCTGCATGGCAAGCATCGCAAGCAAAATATCGGGCTTCTTGCGCACATCCCCGTCTGTGTACTGCGAGAGTAATGGCTCCAATTGGGTGGTGATCCACTGAACTAATGCTGGGTCTTTTATTACTTGGTCCAGGGACAATTTAGTTTTGCGTACCACTTCAGTATCCCCTTGTTTGATTAAATTGCGCTTGTCAAACGAATTCTGCGAATGAGCAATCACGACAATGGTTTGATTGGGTGGCATTTGGACCATGGGAATAGTGTAGTCCTTTAGAAACGCTTTTTCCTCTGCAAGAAATGCCCGCTCATCAAATTGGGTTTGTTGGAGCAATTCACGACGAAAGAAGAAGACCGCGGCGGTCGAATGATTGGGTGAATATGGTCCAAATCGCCACACTTCTTGGGTGTCATTGAAGTAGCAATACATGGAAGAGCCACCCGCGATCAAGCATTCTGGATTGGATTGAAGGAGTTTGACACTGGCCTCGATACGAACTGGTTGATAGAAATCATCATCATCCCAATAACACAGAAATGCGCCATCCGCCTTTTGATTTAGAAAATTGCGTTTCTCAGACAATGGCACATAGACTTCACTGCGAAAATAACGCACGTGGATGTCGGTCTGTGCAGCAAACTCTTTCACAAGATCTTCAACACTGTCGGTTCCATCGTCATACACAACCCATTCGATGCGATCATGTGGATAGGTCTGTGATTCCAGACATTGGATGCACAATTGGAAAAAGGGACGACGATTGAATGTGGGTGTACACACAGACACAAATGGGACTTGCCGGCGCTTATTTTTCGACGTGCGCTTCTTCTTATTTTTACGAGTCGGCATTTTGCAAAAGGTGCAGTTTATCAAACCACTGTGTAAAAAAAGAAACATCCATACTTCAACACGCTTTTTTATTCATGCACCAATTTGTAAAACTGAATCCATTCCGGTTCCACAGGCATCATGGCGAGCATCGGCACAGACTGAAACAGTTCAACACTTTCGTCATACAGTTGTGTACGCTGGGTTGAAGTCATATTCTCTTTGACTTCTGCACTTGAAATGAATGCAAGAAATCGCTCAATCCAGGCAATCCCTTGTCCATGCGCCGCGTTGGGTGGAATGAGGTGACCGTCTTCAGTCAGTGCAGATTCCTGTGAAATACCTGCATATGCCTCGCGCAGTATCTTATTTGTCTGTTCATGCGTGTCCAATAAATACGACACACCAGAGGCCATCCATTCTTTGTCGTTGATGAAGCGTGGCGCAATTTCGTCGATGGAGGGGTAGGCCGCAATTTCGTCGATGGAGGGTTGAGCCGCAATTTCGTCGATGGAGGGTTGGGCCGCAATTTCGTCGATGGAGGGTTGGGCCGCAATTTCGTCGATGGAGGGGTAGGCGTCCATGAGGGATTGGGTGTCCACAGAGGAGCGGGCGTCAGGTGTGATTTGTAATTCAAGTTGTTTTGGCGCAATGGATTCTATTGGACCAGACTTCATATTTAGAGTCCCATTCTTCATAGTATCAAATTGATCCCAACTGTTCATTGAGTTCGCCTCGGCTAATTGACTACCCGCGTGTTGGAGGGCCCCGCCATCAAGACCACCGCGTAATGTATCGAGCTCACTCTGCATATCATACAAGTCAAGGATTTCGGTCACTTCTTCAAGTCCTGCCTCCAACGATTCAAGCATCGAGACTTGGGCACGCTGACCTGCATGAAATGTACGGGCATATTCAACAAGTCCACGTAGTGCCACATCTTCCGCACCTCCATAAAACAATAATTCAGCCTGGTGGCAAAGCTGGTTGAACTCCATCAAGGGTTTTCTTTACAGAGGTGGCTTTTTTTCTCAACTGGATGGAATGTTTGTCAGGTGCACGAAATTTCGGAATCGCCGTGCCCCAGATGCCTTTTGACCACCAGAAAGAGATTCCAGGGAATGAAGATGACGATCGAGCCATTGCAATTCCGAAGAACTCCAATATACCGGCACATTCCCCCCACCTTGAAACCTACGGGGTTGCGTCTTTGTACGTGTGGACCGTCGGAGTGGAGCAGGTGCGGCGGGTGCAGCCGGTGGCTGAGGTGGCGGTGCGGGCGGCGCGGCGGGCGCATTGGCGGCGGCACCCGGTGGTTCAGGTGCCACTGGTTGTCGCCATTCACCTTTATAGTCCAATCCACTACGCGTGGTGTTGTGGGCATGTTTGATCCGCTGTCCGAGTTGACGCGCGGTGTTTGGCGCACGGGCTCCTTTAAACCCTGGTTGTGTTCCTTGGGCGCGGGAATGACACACGGATTGCGTGGTGTTCCACCGACAATCACCCCCATGGGCTTGACATCCATCCACTGTCTCAATGCAGGAACAATATCGCGACCCCGCCGCATCGCCTCGTCGACGTGGTAGTAATTTAACTGCGGCGGACAGTGTATACTGCGGTGGGAAGTCGTGGGTGCCCTTGTGTGTGTGTGCATAGCGTAAAACTGCCAATAAACTGTTATACCCACATACATTCACATCCGGTACATGATATTTTGGTTTTGTGGCGCCTTGTACCACACATGTGTTTCGCCGTTTGTTGTAGGAACAATGTTCGAGCAGGCGGTCAACATTCACCCGCGTACGCGCCTGTGATGCTTTCAAAATGAGATCGTTGACAGTTTTGATGGAGTGTGGTGCGTGTCCCATGGCATCATTTAATGCCAGAAGACCCGCAGGGAGGGTGGCAGCCCGCTCACTCAGATACGGTCCCACGTAGCGCAAATCAAGCAGCGGGGAAAGACCACTCACACGATTGGAATCAAAGAGTTCTGTTATGGCTTCCACTTCGCGGCAATTTGTGGGAATACTCATTGTGTTGATCAACCTGTTTCTATGGACCATATACTTTTTCATTCCCAGTAATAATCGCCATAATCAATGAATAATTCACTCCCCTGAGGAATGTCCCGGATCGTTTCAAATCGACCACTTTTTGAAAAGGCGCAATTTTGAAGAGTGGATTGTCCTTTGGCGCAATTTAAATAGCCCAGTAGCCCTTCTCCATTCACTAAGGGTGGCGTGGTTGTTCGATTTGCATGCCACTCCGCTCGTGCAATCCACGCAGGACGTCGCGGAATCTCCATCAAATACTGGTGATCTCTTGCATCCTCGTCTGGGTAGGTCCAATGCAAACGTCCGGTATAATACCCCAAGTGCACCCCCTTCTTTAAATCGTGGGTGGTAAACACACCGACACCCGCCCCAGGAACCCCACTCGCCTGTTTGTGCAATGCAGGATGGACCCATGTCCGATGCTTTTGAAGAGGCCATTTCTTCCACGATGTGTATCGACTTCCTTGTCCGGCCATTGCACACACACACACACACAAGACTCGTTTATTCCAAAAAAAATGAAATAGTTTTAGTTCAATCAAATACATCAACGCAGCCAACCCACCACCTCTTTAAGTCCCCGCGCGCGCACGCATATTCACAATGGTTTGAAGACGCTCCGACAGTCGGTTGTAATCGGAATCAGTGCACGCCAATTGAACACGCAGGTCGCCACGCTCCTTACCCAGCCTGGACAATTTACCAGTCGATTCCTCAAGCGTCTTGCGCGATTTATCCATCTGCTCTTTGACATCCTCAAAGGCACGATCCGCCGCTTCGGCGACCTCGGCTTGTGCAGCAATGTCCACATTCAACTTTTTCAGTTGGACGAGAGCTGCATCGCGTGACGCGATCAAGGTGGCCAACCGCATTTGTTCGGCTTTAAAGAGTGTGTTTAATTGGGCTTGGGAATGCTTGCTGCGTTGTTCGGGGGACTCCGCGATGAACACATCCGCTGCGGAGAGCGGGTCAGTCGCGTCATCCTCACCAGGTTCGGATGTGGAAACAAGCATCCCATTCGGGGTCCATGTGGGAGTTGATCCAGCTTCACGCGCCTGTACTGCGGTGGTCCAGATTGCGAGTTCATTGTTGTAGTACACGCCGATCGCCTCCGCAGCCTTCATCACGGCCTCTGTAAAATCTACATCAATCGGGGAATGGCGCATGGCTTTTGCTTCATTGTGTGCTGCCATGCATGCCTTGTGTGCCGATCGATACAAATTGATAAACACCCACTCTTCGGTTTCATGACTCAGATATGTGAGCAGTCCATAGCGCGAGGCAATGCCCATCTGACTTGCTTGGAGTTCCGAATCCAGTGCCAATTGCTTCTCACTCGGACGTTCAATGACATTGTCATCCTTGTCCGTTTCCTTGGGGTACTCGGGTGCCAAGGCATCGGAGAGTAGCAATGCATGCCGGAAGAATTGCAATGCCATGTTGTCGCGGTAATGCGCCGCCGCGGCATAGGCCGCTGCATAACATGCCGCGGCCGCCATGGTGTAGCTCCGTTCCTCATACATTTTCGTGTCGAGTGTGGGTAGGTTGTCCCCATACGTGGCTTTGATGGACTCAATAGTGAGGCGCATACTATCGGCAATCGATGTCATGGTGACGAGTTGAAAAAGGTGCAGGAAAAGGGTTTTGTTGTACTGCATACATTTATCGATATTTCGAACACGAAACTTCACCGCACTTTTTAATTTGTTGATTGCTTTGGAAG